GTACAGGAAAAAATAACAAAGTTAAAGGCAGATAGAAGCAAATCGCTTAATATCAATGCAGAATACGTCCTAACTCAAGCTGTAAAGCTGCATGAAAGATGTATGCAGGAGGAGCCTGTTCTTGATAAAGAGGGCAACGAGATTGGAGAATATAAGTTCGAGCACGCAGGTGCGGCAAAGTCTCTTGAAATAATTGGCAAGCATGTTGATGTGCAAGCGTTCCTCGAAAAATCAAAAGTTGAGGCGACTATCACTCATGAGCAATGGCTTGATACTTTAGAATGACAGCACAAGATAAGCGGCTAAGGCTGAAAGATGATTTCGACTTCTACGCTAGGAACTGTTTAAAAATAAGGACAGAGGCTGATGGTATACAGCCCTTCTCTTTTAACTCAGCTCAAAGAATAATTCATGATGCGCTTGAGGAGCAGTATAGGAAGACTGGCAGAATAAGAGCAATAATCTTAAAAGGGAGGCAGCAAGGTGCATCAACGTACACTGAGGGGCGCTTTATATGGAAGACTACTCACAACAAAGGCGTTAAAGCCTTCATATTGACGCATGACGGAGAGTCAACAAACGCACTGTTTGAAATGACTAAGCGTTATTATGACAACCTGCCTGAATTTGTTAAGCCCATCATAGAGAAGTCAAACGCAAGGGAGTTGAAATTCTCTTTGCTTGATTCTGGCTATAAGATCGGTACAGCTGGTAATGCTGAAGTGGGGCGCGGTCAAACTCTTCAATGCTTTCATGGTTCAGAGGTGGCGTTCTGGAAAAATGCAGGCCAGTTGACTAAGGGTGTACTTCAGGCTGTACCAAGCGCACCAGGAACAGAGGTCATACTTGAATCAACAGCAAACGGCCTAAACAATTACTTTCACCAGCAATGCAAGCTGGCTGAAAAGGGCTTATCTGACTTTATATTCATATTTGTTCCGTGGTATGTAACGCCAAAATACTTCAGAGAGGTTGCTGATGATTTTAGTGTTACTGATGAAGAGGCAAAGTTAAAAGATGTATACGGCCTAAGCGATGGCCAGCTTCAGTGGAGAAGGTTGAAGATTCTTGAGCTTACTGTTGACGGGCAGGATGGAACAAAAGCATTTAAGCAAGAATACCCGATGAATGCAGCCGAAGCATTTCAGGTCACAAACGGCGGCGAAACACTTATTAATGATGATCATTGTTTAAGAGCTAGAAAGCTTGAAGAAAAAGGTAGCGGCCCTTTAGTTGTTGGCGTTGACCCATCAAGGGGTGGTGATAGATTTGCAATAATGAGAAGGCAGGGGCGCAAGATGTACGGCCAAACGGCATACATTGGAAACCAGTGTGATTCATTGGGTAAAAACGTTGCTATATGTAAAGCTATACTTGATACAGAGTGTGAAGTAGCAGGCAAAAAGCCTGATAAAATGTTTATAGATTTTGGTAGTGGCGCTGATATCGTTGATAGATTGCATGAGCTTGGGTATTCAGATGTTGTAAAAAGCGTTCACTTTGGCTCGACTCCATTAAATCCGTTAAAATATGTAAATAAGCGGAATGAGATGTGGGGGGAGATGTCGTCATGGTTGACTGATGAATCATTACCTGTTGATATTCCAGATAGCGACGAGATACAAGCAGACTTTTGTGCAAGTCCCTATGATAGAGATTCAAACGATAGAAAAGTTTTATGGCGAAAGGAAAAAATTAAGGAGAAATATAAATTCTCTCCTGATTTCGGTGATGCCGGAGCGCTTACATTCACAGAGCCAGTGCGAATTAATAAGAAAGTTGAACCCGCAATAGTAAAGACAAGGTATTACTGATGAAAGATATCGAAGACATTCTATCTGATTTTCAGCGGGGATATAACGCTAGAGAAGAGCAGATGGAGAAGGCTATAAATGACCAGATCTTTGCTAGCGTTGATGGGGCTCAGTGGGCTGGTCAGTGTGGCGATAGGTGGGGTGAAAAGATTCAGCTTACCTTTGATAAGTTCACGCGAGAATTGAACAGGCTCATCGGTGAATACAATGCAAACCCTATCAGCGTTAAGTTTCTCCCTAATGATGAAGATGCAGAGCAAGAGTTATCCGATATTCTTCAAGATAGATTCCGCAATGATTCGCGCAAGTCTGACGGACAAGAGGCTGGCGATAACGCAGTATCTGAAGCGTTTACAGGTGGCTATGGTGCTATGCGACTTGTTACAAAGTATGAGAATGAATTAGATCCTGATCAGAATAAGCAATTCGTATCATTCGAGCCTATATTATCAGCGGCTTCTGTTGTTGTGCGTGATGCTGATGCTAAGAAGTTTGATAAATCAGATTCTACTCAAACATGGGTACTGCATGAATACACCCGTCATAAATTTGATGAGCTTTACCCTGGCAAAGCACCGTGGCCCAATGGTACACAATCAGACTTCACTATCTGGGATATGGATTGGTATGGTAAAGAGACCGTTTATGTTGCTGAATACTACGAAGTAATCGAGAAGAAACGCACGCGGCTTGTATTCGAGACACCAACGGGCGAGACAATTAAGTTCTTTAAGGATGAGATGGACGACGATGACCTATTCGAGGTTTCATTCTATGAGCAAGTAGGCACAGAGCGTGTCAAGTGTCGTTACATTGAGAAAGCTTTGTTGTGCGGTGATTCAATACTTGAGAAGCCAAAGAAAATAGCGGGTAAGTTTATTCCTATTATCGACTTCTATGGATACCGAACATACATTAAGGGTAAGGAGTACTTCATGGGTGAAGTACGCAAACAAAGAGATCGCCAGACGTTTAACAACATGGCTGTATCTATGCTTGCTCAAACTATGACTGAAAGCCAAAAAGAGAAGATGATATTTGCGCCGGAGCAGATGACACCAAAAATAGCGGAGATGTGGGCATCTGATAACGTAGATAATCACCCTTTCTTGTATGCCGAACCTCTTAAGGATGGTCAGGGTAACGTGCTTTCACCTGGCCCCATTGGCAGAACGTCTGCACCTCAAGTACCGCCTGCAGTATTAACATCTATACAGATGATTAATCAAGACATGGCAGAGGAGCTTGGCAACGGTGAATTAAAAGTGCCTGCCAACACTTCACAAGAAGCTATAGCTCAAGTTCAAGACAGAGCAGATATGAGTTATTACATCCTTGCTCATAATGCCAAGAAGTCATGGAAGCACGCAGGTAGTGTTTATCTTGAAATAGCTAAGGAGATTTACGGCGTAGAACGAATGATGCGCACGGTGTCAGAGGATGGCGCGATAAATATGGTTGAAATGAAAAAGGTTGATTACTCCGAAGGGTTGCCGAAAGTAACAAACGATATAACAATCGGCAGTTATGAAGTTGTGACAGATACTGGTCCATCATACAGCACAAGACGTGAAGCTGATCTAGCAGCGATTCAAAATGCAATGTCCGTTACTGATCCAACTAATCCGATGTATAACTTCATGTATTCTCAAATGTTGCAGTCTATGGATGGTCAAGGCATGGATACAATACGCAAAGTGGCGCGACTAACTGAGCTTGAGCAGTTGCTATCTATCAGTCCAGAATTAGCTGTACAAGAAGCTAAAACGGATGAGGAAAAAGCTTACCTGCAACAAAAATTCCAGCAGATGAACCAGCCACCGCAGCCTGATCCTATGCTTGAAATAGCCAAGATTGATTCTGAAACCAAGATGATTCAAGCGCAGACGGCACAAGCCAAAGCAATGAATGATCACGGTTCACTACAGCTTAAAGCAGTGCAAACACAAGCTGATGGCGCACTAAAAGAAGCGCAAACAGTTAAAACGATTGCAGAAGCACAGGAGATTAACAAGAAATCACAGCGAGAAAACGCTAAAACCGTGGCTGATATCTACGATAAGCAGGAGAACCGAGCGTTTAGCATTGCGGAAAGGATCAACAAATCAAGACAGCAAAGGGCCGCAACTGTATAGATTTTGGCTTTTTTGTTGTTTATGTTATAGTTTTTATTAATGGCCCAATAGCAGCCTATAGCTATTATTTATCGTCAACACGTAACGAGAGGATTGAATAACGTGGCAGAACCTGAAGAATTAACCGCCGAAGTTAGCGAGAATGAAACTGTAGAATCACCTGATAATGTCGTGGTGGACAATCAGGAAGAGGCAACACCACAAGCCTCAGATGAAACGGAAGAATACGAACTAAGTCTAGGTGATAGCGATGAGCAGGAATCGCAACCCGAAGTGCCAGTACGAAAGTTTAACAAAATGCGTAAAAGGGCGCAGAAAGCTGAAAAGGCAGGCAAGAGCACAGCTCAAGAAAACGAGGAGCTAAAAAGGCGACTCGCTGAAGTTGAGGGATATGTAGCTAAAGCCTCAGTAGGGCCAAAACCGAACCCAGATGATTTTTATGACGTTGCAGAGTATGCAGCTGCAGTTGATAAACACTCTGAAAAACTAAATAGTTCGGCTAGGCAACCACAACAGCAACAACAGGCGCAGCAGGAAACACAGCAGCGGCCAGTAGTTGATGAAAGCTTTTTGAATTCGCACTATGAACGCGCTGAAAAACTTCCAGTTAGTGAAGATGATTTTGTGGAGGCTGAAAATAGTTTTCGTAACAGTTTCGATGAAGAGTTTGGTGATGATGGTAACTTACTTGCAAACCTTGTTCTCAAAGAAGCTGGTGCAAAGTCTGACGTAGTAGCGCTGGCACTAGGGAAAAGTCCGAAGGAAAGAAATAAGCTCATAACGGCTTTAAAGACTGATTTAAAAAATGGCGGCGGAAATTCAGCAGTAAAAGCTGTATGGGAGTTGTCACAAAAAGCAGCTTTAAAGCCAAAACGCAAACGCGTCGAAACACAGCCTGATGAGGTTCCTGCAGGTGGATCTGGTAACGCTGACATGCACTCTAAACAAGTTG